TGAGCACTACGGAATACAAGGATATTGAGGCAAACCCATTGGGGCAAATTTATTTTGAAGGAGACTGTGAAGAAGGCTTTGGTTATATAGATACGATTGAATACAAAATGGAAGAAGGGATCGCTTCTTTTAATCTCATTCCAGCAATCACAAACAATGTTCCCCCTTCTTCAATATACGATTCAATTGACACAGAAGATGGCTTTAATATTATATCAGAAGATGGGGAGGTGTTTATAACAGAATAATAAAAAATCATGGAAATAGTAAGCCCACAATATTCATTCATCAAATTTGACAGCCCGGAATCAATTGATAACTGCTGTGATGGAGAGCAGGATTTTTGTATACCAATTATTGAAGAAAATGATACCTGGTTTCAGTTTAAAATAACCAGTACTAGTTATGCAGAAATACAGGCATTGATGTCGGGTCCAATTGAGGACCTGCAATTGGTTCTACTAAATGGCACCGGGAATAACGCAGTTAGTATTGCTGCCAACACATTGAGAAACTGGACAGCTGATGACAGCATTTATTTTGAAAGGTATCGGACAGGATTATACGAAGTAACCTACCAGTGGAGAGGAAATTTTAAGGATATCAAAACGCTACTATCCTGTAATGATTGCTTTCAAATAGCTGTTATAAAAATGAGCGATCCAACAACAGGTGAGTTTTCAGACGAATTCTCCGATGAGTTTGATACCGATACAGCACTGGTTTATGAACTGGCAAGTATTTCAAATTGCCTTAAAAGAATTTGTGGAGACTGTTATACAACTGTTTTAGAATATTACAATGAAGAAGATTATGCCGGCTTTAATTACTGCAACATCCTTAACCCGGTAAACAGGGTAAGACTTCCATTTTATTTAACTCAGCCAAAGCATATTGAAGAATAGGGGAGATGCCTTCAAAAATATCCTGCAGGCTGAGTGTAAATAAATTGGTAGTTCCAGGTATTTTGTTTTCTTGCCTACGTATACGTATGCCATCGGTAACTACTTCCAATGATCCGCAACCGTCGGCGGGCAATGCATAAGGCTGACTATCGGTTCTGCCAAAATACTCACTGTATGCTCTAAGGCGGTCGTTTGTAATGCTTTCTGCTACCCGGCTGATCGTTTCATTGATTGCAAATACTTTTGAGTCTGTAGGGGCTGTGTAGCTAGCGGTAGTCATCGTGAAATAATTGCCAGCGTTAAACTCAATTTCAAAAGCATTGTCTAAAAATGCATGAGGAAAACCAATACCTAAATCTACCGTTATGATTAAATACAGTCTGTCACCAAGTTCAAGATTTAATACATCAGAATATGCTTTACTGAAGACTATTTCGTTCCCGGGATCCAGGTACAAGAACCGATCAGCGAAGTATACGTCTTTCGATAACTCTGTATACACATCTGTTGCAGACCTTTTTATAAACAGCAAACTAATATCGTTTAATGGAGCACTTAAAGCCTTTATCTTACCTGCAATCAGCCACGATGTGTCGATATCGCCAGCTCCAATGGTTGTTACATTCGTAAAATCCTTATCAAAATTTACTGTTGGTGAATAGTAATCAGGTACAATGTTGGCGTAAATATCTCCGGGCACTAGTTCCACCGTGTATACCATCGGATCACCGGTAGTGAGCTCTGACATTGTATATTTTGGCTCAGTCTCAAAATAAAAACCGCCTATTTCAGATACGGAAGTTTTCGTCATACCAATTTCAATCACACCTAAAATTTTATCTTCCTCTGCCGCTACCGGTGTACCATTTAAATTTTCATTGACAGCTTTATTTTGTAATAAAATAGCCTTGCTTGGAAACTCCATTACAAATGGTAATTTAGAATATACCGGTAAATCTGTGGTCTCATCAAAGGCCTTTACCGCTTCAAGGTTTACTTTTTGATTTAGGCGGTTCCGGAGTTCTACTATCTCACCTGATTTTTCTACAGGGATCTTTACAAAACAGCTATCGCCACAAGTGTATTCGTATTTGTTGAAATCAAATCGTCCACGCGAAAACTCCATGTATCCGGCACCGCAATTTTCCTCCATCACCAATATCATCTCACCCTCAAAACCATATTCGTCGTATTCAGCTTTAATAAGCCGCATAGCAACATCATAAAACTCAAAAGTTTCCCCTTGGTTTGTAAAGAATACGCCATGATAGTCTGGATCTCGTTTTATCTGAGAGGTATTACCATCCCACCCAACAGGCTCGTCTATAACCGTTGCAATGCCATCTCTATCCAATATCGTAAATCTCCAAAGCATAATTAAGTCATTGAATAGCGTTTGTTTTTATACTCTGTTCTGGAGTTCCCTTCTCTAACGATTGTAGTAATGCCGTTCTCGCTGATACTGAAATCAATTTGCTTGCTGGCCGGTATTATGCCTTTCATTTCTTTTGCTATTTCTCTAGCAAGCCTGTTGTAATCGATTTCCTGTGCCTGCATAACTGGCTGAAAACCTTCAGGTATTTGCGGGAAAACAAAGTCAGACATTTTATTCATCATATAGTGCTCAAACTTGTTGGAGTTAATGGCCTGTAATGCGTCTTTCCATTTTGAAGTAGCTTCAGCATTAATTACGCTTTCACCCCGGCTGATCATTGCCGGTATACTGTCGCTGGTGGCGGTACCAGGTCCTTCAATATTCACTTTACCATGTCTGAATTTTGGAGTCTTTGCCCGGTTTATTGCATTTACCTGTAAAGCAGTAGAGGCGATGGCAGCACCAATAAGAATTGCGGTCATTACGCCAAAATCGAACTTTGGTACAGTAGCGAGAATATTGGTGATAGCGAGTGCTCCATTTATAATTGCCTGCTCTTTTTTTGCTTCTTTCTCAGCTTCAAAGGCCCTTATTCTTAATTGCTTTTCCTTATCCTTGTACTTTTTGTCAATATCAGCCTTCTGTTGTTGCGTAAGGTTCTCATTATCTACCTCCTTGGCTTTTTGGTCTTCCAGTAAAGCGATATCGTCCGATAAAGTCTGTTGGCGTGCAGCTGCATTGTCTGCAAATATTTGGTTGATTGTCGATTGCGCTACACCAATAGCGGCAGAAGCAATCGCTTGTATACCCTTGGTAGTATCAATAGTACCAGCTTTTATTCTAGCAAAAATATCCTGGGCCATTACCCCAAAGTTTTGCAACTCAGTGATGGCTACTGTAAGACCACTGGTATCCATTGTTGCCGAAAGACCTTTCTGTAGAATATTAAAAACACCCTGGATAACACTAGTTCTTTTTTCTATTTCCCGAATAATAGCAGCGGTAATTTCTTCCTCACTTTTAATTGTTGCCGCAGATCTTTTGTTATTTATATTCTGAATGGCGACGTCATAATCTTTTTGAAGAATTAAACCCTGGTCTAACTTTCGTGTTTCTGCCTGTTCTTCAAGATCAAGCCTGTTTAACTGGAACGCAAGAATATCAAGGCTTGCTTTTTTACGTTGATCAAAAGTTGATATCTCAACAGATAAGATTCTTTCATTTGCAGCCTGCTCCATGGTGTTATACACCTCCATCACATTGAGCCGATCCTGCAACTCTGCAACTATTGCAGCTTTTTTTGTTTCCCGGGTTTCAAGATCATATTTGGCATTGATCTCTTTAATTTTTGCGGCATTACCTTTTGCCTGCGATATCTCAAGATCCCGCTGCATATCAAGCCTGCGGAGGGTAAGTTCAAGCTTCCTGTCTTCTGTAATACCGAATTCATCTATGTATGTATTAAAATAACTGATTTCGTTCTGTAATTTCTGCTCGTTATAAGCCCGATCCAGGTCTCTTTTTTTAACAACAAAATCCGCCTCAATCCTTAACTTATCATCAGCAGTGACCTGGTTGTTATTAAGAGCAGTCGCCTTCTCTTTTTCGAGTAATAAAAATTTTGCGTTGTATTCCTCATCACTGCCTTCTTTCGCAAGAAGAATTTTAGATTCGATTCCTGCAGTTTCAACTTTTAGTAATTCTTGAGAAAGATTCTTTTTGTTTTCAGCAATAGCCAGATCAGCATCTGCATTGATCTTGGCCCGCTCTCCTGGAGTAAGTCCATTATTTGCAGCAAGTTCTTCCTTCCGCCTTTTATTGATGGCATTTATTTCCGCATCACTCACAGCTTTGATGGAAGCGATTGAATCTACCTGGTTTTGTATTATTGCCAGCTTTCTCTTTGCAACTTCAGCATCAGCAAATCCGGAGGCAGACTTAAATGATTTTTCAGCGTTCTCTAATTGGTTGGCAAGCCTCGCAGCATCAATTTCGGTTTGCTTATCAAGTCCTTCTTTGTTGATAGCAGCAATCTTTTCATTTATTTCCTGCTCAAGAGCCACAGTCAGCTGTCCATTTTTCTTTCGTGTATTAAACAGGTTTACATAACTCTCGGCTGCTATTCTTAAATCAGAAAGTTCTTTTGTTCTTAATTCCTGCTCTTTGCTGTAAATCTCAACATTTGAGGCACCCCTTGCTTTCATTAAATCAAGCTCTCTTTTCAATACATCCACACCGCCTGCATTTGCCTGCCTTACTTTATTGCTAGCAGCGATGATATCTTCAAGTGATGAAACGAGATCCTTTGCTGCATCGGCCTGCTCTTGAAGGCTCTCTGTTGTATCATCTGTACTATCACCAAAAGCGCCCATTGCATTTGCAGCTACGGCCAGTAGCGCTATTATTGCACCAATGCCAGTAGCGATTAGAGCGGCCCTTAATGCCGTAGCTGCAGCTGCGCTTTCCAGAGTAAAAAAGGTTAAAAGCTTTTGCTCAACTGCCAACGCCCTTGTTCTTAATCCAGATATAAGAAGCATGGCAGCATTTTCTCTTTGCAAAACATTTTGAATCTGCTGAAGACCTTGTAATATGGCCATTGCCGCATTTACTTTCAGCAAGGCTTTTTGTATTTCTTCTTCACCTGCTCCAAATAAAGCAGCTGACCCCTGTGCAATGGCAAATCCGCCAGCGAGTCCCCCTGCCAATGAAATCAATCCGTCAATATTTTTTGTATCTGAGCCTACATTGGAGATAGTAGCGTTTAAATCCTTCATCTGGTCATCAAGTTCACCAGCTTTCTGTTGAAGCTCATTAAATGCAGGTGTTCCGCCAAGACCAGCCTCGGCCATGGCAATTAATTCCTCTTTGGCCTCCCGAATTCTTGCACGAAGAGATTGTGTTTTACCGCTGGTTTCATCCTCGGCAGCACCTAATAATTTTAGCTGCTCATTCATGGCTTCTATGGAAAGCGTTATTTCATCAACCTCCTGGTCAGTCTGTGCCGAAAAAATCTGCTGTTGTGCGGCCTTGCGGGCATTCTGCACAAAGGCAATTACTTCCTTATTGGTTAATCCCAATTGCTGCTGTATGTCCTTTAAATATTTAGAGTAAGCGCCGCCGATCACTGCCTTGTCCATGCTTTTAGCAGCAACAGCAAGGTCCTGTATTCCTTTTACGAGTTTATTGGAAACTTCAACGGTAGCCTTTGTCCTGGAATTCATTGCAGTACTGGCTTTCTCCCATGCAGTGCCTACTTCACCCGCCTGTGTGATAATCTGCTCCATCACATTTTCTACCGGCTGAAGGCCAGAGGTGTCACCGATGAAATTGATAAGAACGTCGTCTGGATTATTTGGCATTTACGTTTTGTTTGCCTTTCGTTTTACTGGCTTCATCATTTCTTCTAGTTGCCAGTAAAATTCATAGATCGTAAGGTGAGAAAGTATTGCACTGTTTAGAGTGCCGGCGACAAGCTTTACCTGCCTTGCAATGTCATCTTCTGTGCTTCCGATAACAGCGGCAATAGATTGTCCAAGTGTTGTTGTGATGCCTTTTCGGCCATTTGAGAAAACTGTTCTAAATTTTTCTCTGCATATTGCAAATAAGGAATCAATTCCATCAGCGGCTTCGACAAAAAAAAATCAGTCAGTATAGTATTTTTTTTCCAGTGCTTTATTTTTGACTCGCCGTATTTAAACTCATACACGATCGGATTCTCATGCTGATCAAAGAAAACTACGCTTGCCAGTTTATACATTAGATCCGGCTCTTTTGGTAACTCAAGTCGTTGCTTCAGTTGATCATTCAGTGTCTTTACTGTCATCAGGTCCTGAATGGTGAATTTCCCTTTCTGCAACATGTTATCAATAGCTTCGGTATGGGCTTTCAGGAAAGAACGATCGCAATTCATGTCTAACTCTTTATAATACACCAGGCATTTAAGAGCCCGGTCGTATGGCATATTCAAAGGATCATCAAAACGAAAGTAATGCCTGTCAGAGATGGTGAAGGCATACACGATGATATGTTTTGAATCCGGAAAGAATTCCTTTGGGTTGATACCTTCTTTGATTTCTACTTTATGCATTTTCTTTATTTTGTTCTTCAATTAATTTCCTGATTCCTTTTAAATAGCATGTCAATCCATCCTGTCCATGTTTTAGCCAGGCACGTTTAAGCTGCCGGTAATGGTTACTTGCAATCTGTACCGGCATATTGTAAGGATACAATTCCTCTGGTTCAACTTTCACACCCTTTTCTACCAACTCCATTTCTACCAGTTCCGCCCCTGTATAAATATGAACCTCGTTTGTTTGATTCATAATAGTTGGAAGGTCCTTTGCAAACACCCGCAACAATACTTCATCAATTTTACTTAACTTTTTACCTGCCATTGCTATTTTTTATTAATGCCAGCCATTTATCAAAATACGCCAGATGAGTAGTTTTTGGTGGTTCTTTATCTATCAGAACCTGTGCTGTAAGATGCCAGAAACCGCAATTTTTGCAAGGATATATCCGACCATAAGCTTCTCTGAAACTGCCTTTCTTTCGCAATAAATTAAGCGATGTTTCAGCCTCTACCTTACTAAATTGTTTTTTATCGCACCCTGCCATACACCTGTTTTTTAAACAACAAACTGGTTGAGCTTCTCCACCATTTGATAACCCCAAAAGGGACCGACAACAACCCTGTTATTAAGCAAAATGCTAAACGTCTGATTCTTTGGCCTGGTCCTCACTTCATAACCTGGTTTAGATGGATGGTTGTAATGCTGCCTTCTACCGCTGCAAATACTACAGTCGTAATACATCACCCATCCTCTAGCTTTCAGCACCGTCTCCATAATTCAATATTTTATCAATGACCGCATTTATGCCACATACAACCAGCATGAGGGAAACATTAAAGGACTGTGTGAAAATGATTGTCCATACACTGGCCATGCATATCAGGCAATCCCATAATGGTTTTTGAATGTAGCGGCTGGCAGTTTTACCATACACTAAATCGATGTGATTTGCCATCAATATCCTGAACCATCCCAAAAACATTCCCTGTTGAAATATAAAATAGATCGCTGTGATTTGAAGGGATAGTATGATGGAGGATAGGAGCATTATTTTACAATAGCACCCTTCTGCCAGATATCATCCTGAACCTTAAATGTTTTAACTAATGCTGAATAATCAGATGCCAGACCAGTAGCATTATCCCCTGCTACCACTTCGCCGTTGTCTATTCGTGTTGCTGGAACACCGTTCAAATTAAACGAAATGGTCGCATCCAGATCGTTTGCACCGGTGGCGATGGCAGTTGTAAACCCATTCTTTATAACTACATTATTTCTGCTTGTTATTCCGGCAGAGGTGTAATCAATTGCTGAAGCTGATATATTTGCAGCCAGGGTAATTACGTTGTTGATGCAAAGCATAGAATTATCATAGGTAAGACTGTCGTCGTCTACCCTTATTGCTGCACCACCGGAATGGTTTAAAAGCGTATTGTTTGAACAGATTAAACCCCATGTGCCACGGTTGTAAATTAAGTACTGTGCTGTACCAGTGCAGCGGATTATATTATAACTAACGTGTGCATCCGCAGTTGTATAGTGCCTGCCTGCGGCCTTAACAACAATACCGTAACCGTTTGGAACGGTTAGGTCATTCCACTTCATTTTATTGTCAATTCCACCACCTATAAATACAGTATGGCAGGTTCCGGTAGTTAGTGGAGAAGTGTTTACAACAGTATTGCGCAAAAATTCAAGCCCATTTATTGCATTAAACCCTTGCTCACCTGCTGCACCCCCGACAAACAGAATGTATGATGAATTTCTATTTCCGCTCACATAGTTATCGTTAACCTTCACGCCTGTTACTGCTGCGTTGTTAGCTGCTTTTACACGAAGTGAAATAGTATCTATGGCATTTGAGAACGTATTGTTTTTAATCTGCAAATTATTGGTTGCTGTGATGTCAACAAGTCCATACCAGTTTGTGTACCTAATGGATGAAACACTACCGGTAATGGTTCCATTTTGCTTTCCTCCTAAAATGTCACCCGTTCCGTTGCTTGCAAAAACACCTTTCATTCTTGTATTTTGCTGCAAATAAGTACCAGCTGGTATTCCTACATAAAAAGGATTTGCAGAAGTGTTAACGAGATAACATCCTGTCATTGTAATGGAATTGAACGCCACAAAGGCATAATGAATACCATCACCAGTAGCAGTACTGGCTCCGATTGTATTATTCATTACCAGGTTTTTTGCAGCTACCTGTGTAGTAATGAATTTTCCGGATCCGGCATTGATTAGTTTGCAGAAATCAAATGTTACATCATTGCTCATGTTAATACCATAAGTGCTTGCACTATTGGTAATTTGCAGCCCCTTGCAGGTAACCGGCCTTGTAAATGTTAGCCCAAAAGATGTGGTATGCAATGTAAACTTGCTTAACCCTGTACCAATGAGGCTCACTGCATTACCAGTTAAATTAACCAACGCTGCAGGTGTATAATCTCCGGAAAGAAGATATACTACTGTGGCACTTGTGGATTTTATTTTGTCAATCGATCTCCATGGAGCTTCTTTTGTTCCTGAAGGATTAGCATCGCTACCGTTACCCTTTAAATATACTGCTCCTGCCTGCTCAACCGGTACGGAAAAATAAGATTGACAGGATGTAAGATCTGCACCTGATTTTGCAGCGCTGTACATTATTACTTCAATTACACATGCACTAATCAATTCAACACCATCCGGATTGCTTACAGCCGGTAAATGCCTCGTAAAAATCTTGTGCTCAAAATCAATATCCTGGAAAAGACTTACAACTGGTATTTGGTTTGGAGTTCCAGATGTGTACAGATATGAGTTTATATCCGCCGAAATCAATGCAGCATCACCAGCAGGAGCGGATATTGTTGCGGCCGACTTATATGGAAACCCTTTCACCCAGTCTGTGTCAAAATCATAACCTGTAATAAGGAATGCCCTGCCATTTCCCGTTTTATCGGTAAAATAATAGTTTGCTCCAATCTTTTCAACTGATCCATCCAAATAAAACATTGAGCCTGTAGCCGTTGGTATAGCAGACGTGCCTGCTTTACGAAAAACCACAGCATGTTGCGCCCAAAACTCCGACTCATTAGTAACATTAGTTGTTCCAAAGGTTATATCCGAAACTGGAACAGCAGCATCAAAATAAATATTACCCTCAACGTTGTACTTAATATCAACCTTGTTAGTTGTTGAATCATATTCAAACCCGACAGACTTAGCTGCAAGCGTTTTTTTACCAGTACGGACAACCTTGTATTGCCCTCCTGAATTTGTTATTGTGATACTCATTGTAAAAATTATTTGTGATGAAACCCGCTACTGTATTACAGATATTGGCGATGTATCATCGGTTTCAATGTCGGTATTTACTATTTTGAATAGTACACAGTTGAAAGAAATTGTATTGAATATTAAAGCCTGCTTTGTGAAATTGGATGCAAGCCTTACAGATAGTTTATAATTCCCGGGAGTAAAGAACCCGGCAGGAAAGGAAGCTTTTTGAATAATTAGCGAACCATCACTTTCAGCAGTAATCTGTCGCTGGTGCACATTTGAATTGCTTGCTTTATTAATTTGTACATAATAAGCAGTTGTAGCAGCTAATCCAGCCTTTAATGTTATGTCGGAGCACCCGTTAACAATAGCCTCATAACATGCGTTTTCGCAACTCATTGATGTATATTTTCATCAAATGTAGTCAATTTGATAAATAAATTATCTGAATGATAAAAAAAAGTGCTATTGAGCCTTACAGATGGCGTCCGAGTTATTGAAGCAATACGAAATGAATTCAGCATGCTGGAGCGCTTCTTCTTTCAGTGCCGGTACATCTTTAACGTAAGGAACAATGGCAACCTTATACTTTTTGCCGGGTGTAGTGCCAATGATATTAAAGGCAGACTTGCTGTCTGAGTGCAACACCTTCGTTTTGGTTTTTGGATTCTTCATTTTGGTATGATGTTTAATTGTTGTTATTTACAGGTTCTCCCACACTGACAAATCCATTGATCTTTAACCTTTACGTACCGATGTTTCCCTTTGCAAACAAATGACCCTTGATTCAATAGGTTGGGGTAATGGTTATGAATAATTATCGGGTTGGATTCTCTTAATGTTGACTTATTTTGAGATTCCTTTTTAGAAAATTCAATCATTTGTGTTGCGTGCGAAGTAGCAATAAGCCCACTTCCAATGCTACCAATAATTCCTATTTTCATAAAAAATATTTAAAGTTTAAAAGATAACTATTGTTCATTACTCATAATCCACGGGTAATGCATCTACCGGCCAACAATATCCGAGAATCCACCCCGCTGCCATGCCAATGGAGGATTGGTGATGTAGAAATTATATTCCTTCTGCCATGCTGCATACAGGCAATCCACTGGCTCATTCAGGTTTTTGAAATTATCAATCACCAGATCGTAAATCGTATTGCGGATGATGTACGCATGGGTAGTGAGTGTTTTGCTTACGCGGTAAATGCTATCAGTAACAGGCGTCGGCTTTTCCCGATGGCTGCCACCTAAATAAAGCATATCCCAATTTTCAGGCAGATCACTCATGCAATTAAGCAGCATCGGAATAAAATCATGATGCAGGCAAACGTCATCCTCAAATATCATCACCGCATCCAATCCAAGCAATTTAGCCCGTTCAACAATGAAGTAATGGGATAGCGTACAGCCGTTATTGGCATTGTCGGAAGGATAAGTCGCTTTAAAATCATTGGCATCAATGGCAGGAAACCTTTCCACATTTAGCCGGTGTTTATCAAACTCTTTAGCTGCAAAATGCCACCTGTCCGGCCTTCTATCCAGGTTAATGCAGTATATTTTATCTGGTATATTCATAATCAATTCAGTTTTTTAACGAACCATGCAAAAAATGTATTGAAGAAATAACGCACCGTATCCAGTACATCGGCCTGCTGAGCCGGATCATTACGGTTATCTTTTACGATCGTACCATCTGCACGCTTTTTCACCTTCTCTGCATCGTAAATAAATGGCTTAGCCTTCACCGGGCAAACAAGTACTTTGTAACTGAAGAAGATGGAATTTACCAGCGTCTGGTTTTTTGCCAATGGCGGGTTAGGGAAGATCTTTATCTGTCCATCATTTAGGTTCAATGCTTTTTTAATGATGGTGTAGTTTGTTACGTGCTCTTTAAATAATGAGCTGACTGTATCGCCTGAGTAGTCACCGGTAACCATATACAGAAAGCCCGGGTAACGCTGCAATATGATCTCACATATACCTTCCGTTCCTACGTTGGGTATTTTTATCACATCAATGATGTACACCTCCTTCTTAATTTCATCCCACTGAATAACAGTGCAGGCCTGTGGATTACGGTTGAAGTCAAATGACAGGTAAAGCACCTGTGAACGAACAGCGAACAGCTCCACCGGTGAGATATGCTTTTCCCGATCGAAGGCAAATAACCATGGACAGTCGTTCTCCTGATTACCCCAAAGGCCGAGAGTAAATACCTGGTACCAATGGTAATTCATGACCTTCAATGCCTCATGGAATGCAATACGCTGAGGTGAACAATATGGGTTATCATGGTAGGTAGTATGGGTGGAACGGTACTTTAACACAACCGGATCACCACCAGGTATATCAATCTTCAGTTCTGATGTAAAGCTTAGCTCATTTGGATAATGCTTTGCGAAGAAGGTTTTGAATAACCAGTGATCATTAAAGTCAGCGCAATCAGCCTCCGGATTGAAGGAAAGATAAAGCTTCACTTTACCGTATTTATTACGCAGTGATGTAAGGATGGTGATAAATGCAATTTCACTAAGCTGGTTGGCCTCTTCTATCCATACATGAGACGGATTGGTAATTGATCTCAGCTTCTTTGGCTTGTCAGTACCACGGGCAATGAAGCGGTTTTTGTTTACACAGCGAATTTCAAGCGGGTTGCGTACAAAATTAAATAGCTTCTCTAATCCCCAATCTTCAACGATCTCCTCTATCATTGCTACCTGGCTATCGAGAATGGCGCCATGGGTTTCCTTTACCAGAATACAACGGTAATAATCCAGAGAGAGGCATTCTTCTGTAGTAAGTTGTCCGAGGAAATGAGATTTACCGCTATCCCTTCCACCCCAAATCAGTTCAATATCAATATCCGGGCTATCGAGTAGATGCTGGTAGCAAGACAGGTACACATCCTTGTCGATTTCTATTTCTACTTCTTCGAGCATTTAGGCTGGCTCATAAGTTTTCTCGAAGATATCTGGCTTGCAAGGGTAAAATTCACCATTCACACCTTTGATAATATAATCACCTTTACTGGCAAGCATATCACCTTCGAGTGTTGGTATTTTAAACGTTTCGGTTCCTGCCTCTCCTGGAATTGTAGGGCATCCCATTGCAAGAATTTCATTGTACGATTCATTTGATACCTTCCATTGAACAGCCTCAATAACAACTGGCTTTTTTCTGAATTTTGGCATAACATTTAAATTTATATGAAGTAATTATTTACGATTGAAACCAGCGATCATTTGCTAGTTTCAACGTTAGTTAGTAAATTAAAAAGTCCGGCATTTTTATCAAACCAATAAAATATTTGCATGGCTAAAGGAGGATAGCCACCATTCGTTTCCTTTACTCCCGAATACCATTCAATAAACGATTGCCGCAAATCTTCAACATTTGATTGCGCCCTTACTTCTATTATTTCATTTTTTGCATTTTCAAACGCACCGCAATAGCAGCATTGTTTATAACTTACAAATTCATGCTTACAGTTATCCATGATACTGTTTTTATTTACGTGAAACTTTAATTACAACTTTCTTCTGATTATTGTCCTTCTCAAATATTCCGATGTGACGGCCAAGGTCGACGAGGGCAGCCCGTTTATCTGCCAGCTTCAATTCAGTGGTAAATTCAACCGTTGTAGTTTTATCATCTCCCTTACCAAAAGACGTAGTGCTTTTTTTGGTTTTTATCCCAACAACCGGTTTTGTGACATCTGGTTTCATTTTTGACAGGTCACGAATCTCATTTTCTTTCAGGGTGAATTCTTTGATATTCCAGAAGCCAAGCGCTCTTAATTCCTGAATAATATCATCAGCTTTTAGCTCATTTCTTAGTTTGATTTCTTCCTGTAATTCCTGAACACGAGCCTTTACGTTCACATTAGTTAATAAACCGCTCGCCTGCTCCTTAGCAGTCTTTTTACTGTAACCCGCTCTGGTGGCTGCTTTGGCTCCATTCAGCAGGACAACATACTCCTGACAAAAGCGCTCTTGACGTGGTGTTAATGCCATATTACAAAGATAGTCTTATTGATAATTCCTTTATCATGATGATAAATTACAGATTTTTCCTGATTTTTTGCCAAAAACCCGGTAGAAAATCAGGTATTTAATTACAAACACGAAAAAACCCGTTGAAAAAACGGGTGAAATGCGGGGCTTTTAATCCTATCCCATAAATTCATTACCACAAAAAGCGCATAAATCGGGTTCGCCAGGATCTCTCTGCAGTTCTTCGCAGGTGCAAATTTTGGTTTCACAACATGAGCAAGGATGAGAAACGCAATTACATCTATTGTTGCAATTTGGGCATTCGTGAAAAAGCATATCGCTATCATCTTTCAATTCATTCCATTCACTTTCCATGATGATATGCTTACAATTGGTGCAATGATGAACATAAATAGGCCATGGCCATGCACCTTCAACTATTGCGTCTTGAACTGAATCACATTCAGGACAAACTATTTTAACTGGTTTGGTCCAGTTTTCCGGGTCTTGCTGTTCGGTGTTCATTCGTTTATTTTATTGGTTTTGATAAATTTTATTTCGGTTAGTTTTTCAATTGGGGTTTTGTCATTGTCAAGCAATCTATCCTGCACCAGGTGAGATGCGTATATCTTGGTGAGATGCTTGTAAAATTTATTATGCTTTCCGCATAACCAAAAAGTGTTATCCAATCTTGCCCATGCCCCTTTTTTTGTTGGATGATAGAAATATGGACTGATTCCGTAATCCCGAATCTTTGTACCACAGGTGCAACCTTTTGCCTGACATTGCCATTTTTTCAGGTCATAATCCACCTTGTCCAGTTCTTCACGAGACATTTTTAAAAGCTCCATCTGTGCTTCCCATTCTTCCCTGTCCATTACTTTGAATTATAACCTGCTGTAAAGCACAAGAATATTACATTGTCAATGTAGGGTTGATTCATCTTTTTATTCTTAAGAAAATCAACCATTTCTTTATACTGTATTGTTTCCTTATAGTAATCCCACGCTTTACTAAAATGGGTAACTAATTTATTTTTTACCATGTTTTTTGATTTAATAATTAAGGGTAATTCCACCTTTTTTGATGATTTTCAGCTTGAACAGTTTTAAAAAGTTGAGGTGTTTTTACCTTTTTTTCACCTCAAAACCCCGGCTCATTTACGAGACCGAGGTTTTGATTTAGTAATAGCATATTAATTGTTGTTGCCATTATACCCGCAATACCTTGCACCAAGAGTCCTGTAAACTGTTATCTGGTTAAAAGCATCCATTGAGTAATGGTCGCAGTATGTTTGCAAACAACCATCTCTAACATAATCGCCATAAACTTCCCATGAAGGCTTTAAAGCTGATGCAGAAATTGGTAGTGCCATTGTTGCCAAAATAGCCAGCGACACAAAGAAAATTGATATCCTTTTTTTCATACTTTTTTATTAACCGATAAGCCGGTTCCTGCTTTAGGTTTAATTTTCAAATTCAAATGAAGGGTATAAGCAGTACCGGCTTTTATTGCCAGTAGTGCTTATACCCGAGATCATTTAGGCAGTTGCAGCCTTTACAGCCCACATTACAGCTTCTTCATAAGCTGTTTGTGCCAGAGCAATCAGCCTCATTTTTTCAACAACTACCGGTTCGCCCACTTTAGGTTTCATTTCTTCGCAAACATTGATAAGTTTTGCTGTTTCATTTTTAATGCAGTTAACATTGCCTGAACCTGACGGATTAAATTCCGATCTTACTCTTTGCTCTCCAATAGAGAGGTCTTTTTTTGCTTCCATATTTAAATTTTAATTGGTGACGTTATCTCGATTCCATGCCTCAATCCGAAAACCCAATAGCTTTAATTTTAGAAGTATGCTTCAGCGTGACATACTTCTTACCGGTTGCAGGATCCAGTTCAGGAACTGTACAAAGCTTATCAGTAAAAACATGCAGGTAAACTTTATTGAACCGGGCAAAGTTGTCATGCTGCTCGCTGTGGATGGCCAGGCCAAACCGGTTATCTCCTATTTCGTATATAATGCCGCTGTTTTTACTCATTCTTATCCGTTTGTCAGTTGCTTAAAATTGTTGTCTTTAATCCGATTGTAAAAAGTCGTATTGGTTCCCGGATCATACACGTATGGAAGAAATACCTGTATCAAATCAGCCTGCTCCAGGTTGACCATGGTTATCTGTATTTCTACCCAATCGGAAATGATTTTCCAGGCAGTGCGTTCTGCCTGCTGCAATATTTTAGTTTTTGTATCAGCATTTGGCCGTTTCACTTCAGAATACAAAACTTTGTAGCAGGCATCTACCCTGGCCGTTAGCTGGAAGAAAACCGGTATTAAATTGACAATCATCCGGAAGGTGATAGAAATGCAGGTTTTGTTTTCATCGTATTTTTTACTGATATCGCTGGCGCCAGCATTAACCAGGTATTGCTCAATTCGGCTCATGCTGGTTGCTGCCGGAACAGTGGAGGTGTAGTTTTTTAGATTCATGGTGCTGTTATTTAATTTTTGAAACAATCAATTTTTCAATCGCTTCTTTTAAATGAGGTTTTTCTTTTTCGATTACTGGTATAAACTCACGGTGAATATTTCCATATTTACCATACTCATGGCCCCGGTGAGCAGTACAGTACTTACCCGCAAGCTGTTCAATCAGTGAAAGATGCTTACCACATCCGAATTTTGCGCAAACAATATTTTCAGGATCGGAATGAATATCATATCGCCGTTGCGTTGTCATACCTTAAAAAATGAGTACTCCACAGAATTTCCCTTTTGCAGCCAATGAGCCATCAGCTCGTCAAGTCTGTAGTTATTTAGCCGGCTTGCATTATTTTCCAGTCCTTCCCATCTTTTGAATTCATCGTTCCAGTAATAACGATGGCCGGCTACCTCTTTTTTTATGATGAACATGATGTTTTATTTGTAAGTTCTTCAACACGATTTTTGTAATATTCCAGCTCTCGCTTAACCATCCTGGCATTGAATTTTTCATTCAGCCAATACACATAGAACTTTTTGCAAAGAGTGGATTCAAACTGAATCTTTTCCTTGTGAATAAATGGAGCCTCTTTTATGGTCCTTAAGCCGCCATTTCTGAAATACATCAGGCCGGCGTATGATGGAACCTCTTCTTTGCTGATCATCCCATCCGGAACCACATAATAAAATTTATTTGGCCTTTTGGTATATTCCTTTTCAGTAAACTCCGATATCCATCGATCTTCCCGGGAAGTAGCGTTTGAATTGTACCTGGTGGATTCATGCTGATATTTACCGGTTCCAAGAATCAGGTGTTTATTCACCTTCTTTTTATCGTTAAAGAAATCAGACCTTGATATCTTTACCTCAAACTCATAGCAATAGCCATTTTCCTTTTGAACAAAGAAATCAGACTCCCAATCTTCTTTAAAGATGTACGCATTGTTAAGCCGGTATTTTGAATTGCCGGTGTAGTTGGCATGAAGACAATCACAGATCATGGCCTCAGTACACTCTATTTTTTTATTGGCTGTCATATTTACTTTTTAGGCTCCCAAAGGATGCAGTTAATATTCAGGTTCGGTGCATTTTTGTGAGCTGCGTTAAAATGAATATCCATATCCATTTCACTATTCTGGCAGCCGACTGATTCATCAAAAGTCTTATGGCCAAACTTGCAGCTCAGGCAGGTTTTAAACTTTGGGTTTTTCCAGCAGCGGCATCTCTTCTCATGCTCCTTGGCTGAGTACTTTTGCTGGTATACCTTTCCGCAATCTGTTTTAAATGCAATTATTTCTATCATGATTATTTACCTTTTAAAATTTTATCCAATTCCTGCAATACATTTTTGTAACTGAGTGCAGTAAACCTGAGAACTGTGAACCCTAATTCATGGGCGAGTTTATATTTAGCAATATCCCGTTCAATGCCGGTAGGTGAATTGTGGCCGGCCCTTGCCATGAAAACACCTCCCTCGTATTCAATGAGCAGCTTTTCAGATTCAATTGCATAATCGCTTTTAAACTTTCTACCTTCTGCAAACTCAAATTCCTTTTTAAGCTCCAGTTCGTTTTCCCTGCAATACAACCACAGGTTTTTATTCAGCCAACGGATGGCAACTGATTTTTTCGGATCAGTTTTTTTTGCCGTTGCGCCAGTTTTTGCATCTTCAGTTAAATGCGGATTCAAATGAGCACAAGCAGTGTTTTTTATGTCTGATATGGTGAACGATTGCCTCATAATTAAAATGGAAGTTCATCCCCAGATTGATATTGATAAGGTTTTGTTTCTGGGTGTTTTATTCGCTTTTCAAACATCCTTTTTATCGGATAGGCATTTTTACCTTTTTTAATGAAGTGGATTAAATTATATAGGTAGTTTCTCGGGTACCACCAATAACACCGCCAATCATTGCCGGTTTCTTTATACCAGCGTTTCATGTATCCTTTTTCATAAAGCAGGAACAAAACAAGCAGCGCAAATTGCCCGTGTTTCGATCTGTGGTGATCAATATAACCGTTGATAATTGACAGGCTCATTTGATCCGGCTTCTTATAAACCCTTTCTTTGGGCTGATGAAAAATGTACTTTCCGAACTGTATCCTACTAAGAATATTCCAGTGGGGTTGTTTATACCATCCACCAAAACAATGATAACAGTCATCATAATCGTAACCTTGTCCATGGCGCCCATATTTATAATGCTCACCTGTTCCACCACAGGAATTACATTTCTTTCCTTCAATAAACTGCACATCATAACCGATCAGGCTACCATATTTTGTAAGCAAACGGTTTTTAATTCTATAGAAGTAGTCATTTTTGCCCTCACGGTTTGCATGATGAACTAACCAGGATAGAATAATAATTTTAAGCTTTTTCATATTGATTTTTTAAAATGGTAAATCGTCTGATTTTTCTACAATTACCTGAGCCGTTGATTTCCATGATCCGGCGCCAAGCTCTTTTTTTATTTCTTCGAAGGAATCAATATCACTGAATTTCTGAATGGCCAGGTTTGCATGTAGTTTAATATTCGCTAAGCTGCCGTTCCGGTGTTTCGCAATTCTTAAATGCGTTTCACCTTTGTTACTTTCACCCATTTCATTTGCAGTTACATCATAATATTCAGGACGGTACAGGAACATCACCATATCCGCATCCTGTTCTATTGCGCCTGATTCCCGTAAATCAGAAAGTTGCGGCATCTTGCCATCACCTTTCCGCTGCTCTGGCTGCCTGCTAAGCTGACTAAGGGCAATGATCGGCACTTGCAGCTCTTTGGCCAGTGCTTTTAAATCCCTCGAAATTTTGCTTATTTCCTGCTCTCTGTTGCCGTTTTTTGTTCCGTTACCTCCGCTCATCAGTTGCAGATAGTCAATGACGATCATTCCGAGGTTGTGGCGGGTTTTTAACTGCCGGCATTTTGCACGTAATTCGTAACCGGTAAGCGCCGGCGTATCATCAATGAAAACAGGAAGATCTGCCAGTATCTCCATTCCTTTTTTGTACAACTCCTTCATCTGGTAGTCTTCCAGTTTACCATTACTGATTCTATCCAGCCATATCTGAGATTCACAACTTAGCATCCTGTTCAGTAATTGCCCGACGCTCATTTCAAGTGAGAAGAAAATAACAGATTCAGGCTTTGCTGTAGCATCATGCTTTTTTTCCTGTAGGTAATTATTCCTGAAATATTTTGCTGCATTGATAACCAGGTTTCCTGCAAAGGCTGTTTTTCCTACCGATGGCCGGGCAGCCAGTATGATCAAGTCTGTAGGTTGCCATCCATGTGTGATGATATCAACCGAATTAAATCCGGATGGTATACCTGTCAGGTCATTATCCAGTTGGCGAAGCATTTCAATTCGGTTGATACTTTTCACCAGCTCCGGCGCAATGGCAACAAATGTTTTTTGGTTGTTGCCTGAAATAAGCGTCGAAAGCTTTTCGTCAGATTCATCCAACAAATCAAATACATCTATCGAATCATCATAACCATCGTTCACCATCTCACTACCAATCCGGATAATCTCCCGTTGAAGGAACTTTTCCGAAATGATTCTGGCATGGGTAGTGATGTTTGCAGATGATACAACCGAATCAGTCAGCTTTGTAATCGCATAAGGTCCTCCGACAATTTCCAGATGTTCGTTTTTAAGTAACTGCTCAGTCAGTGTCAGGTAATCGATCGGCATATTTTTACCAACCAACATTTGCATAGCTGTGTAAATATGCTGGTTTGCTTCGCTGTAAAAAGTTTCCGGCTTCAGAATGGACGATACAAGATCAAAGGCATTTTTTTCAACCAGAATGGCGCCCAATATGGCAGACTCCAGGTCTTTATCCTGTGGAGGAACTTTGCCGTAAACCAGTGTTCCGGTTTCTATTTTTGGCCGGCGCTTGTCAACTCTGCCTTTATTTAAATTTTTAACGTCCATCAGTTTTTCGTATTTCGGTATTTACCTTCCATGATTTTTAAATAATTCGTATCGTTCTCAAAAATCCAATCCCAGTCTACCTTCCAATCAACCTCCTTACCTTGCAGGTAATTACTTTGGTTTATTTCAGTCAAAATTTTAATAAAATCAAACGTTGATTCCTTGGCCCTGGTTTTAAATTTATTAATCCTGCCGGCTGATATTGCTTCGACCTGAGAAAGTCCATATTTTCGAACAGAAAGATTCCACAGGTCCATGTACGGCTCAATGAATTGGGGTTTATTCTGAGTGATAAATTCAGCTACCTTCGCTTTTTTTGGAGGCAATTCAATATCATCCTTCATCGTTTCAACGATTTTCAGGTAATCGGCCTTTAACTCCGAGCCTGATGAATCATGTTCAGGTCGAATGTTTGGAGTTTTCATTTTTTTCTGTTTTCCCCCAGACCCCCTTTCTTCTTGTTCCTTTTCCATTTCTTCTTCTTGTTCCTTTTCCTCTTCTTTTTCCTCAAGGGTATGAATACCCTTTGCATACCCTTTAAATACTCTATCTAATAAATTGTATTTTTTAAGTAATTGGATATATTTAAGATGAGGTTTGCACTTTTCAGTTAATTCGCCATACTGGAAGTCTACAAAACCAGTGATAAATATTTTATCACGGCCGTATTTTTCAAGCCTTACCTTGTCAGTATTTACGCAGGCGATAAAATCATCAATGTCAATTTCTTGCCCCAGGTAAAAAACAATAGCATCCATATCAATATTCCACATTCCAACAGCATCGCAATCATCACAAAGGAAACTCCAGGTGCACTTATAAACAGAACTTAATTTTCGATACCATGCCTCCCGGCTTATTGAGGTATCTCTGAATCTTTTTGCCATAAAATAGGATATTTAAAAGGGTAACTCTACAGATTTTAGATGGTCCGTTTTTTCAATAAGTTTGAGTAGGTCAGATAAATGAACTTCATTCACACGCACAGATATAGATATCTCCCCATCGTTAATATATAATTTATACAAGACCCTTTCCCTGTAAATACCAGGCTTTGTTACCACTTCTAAACATTGGTAATCCTGTTCATAAGACACCTTGCTGATATATACTACCAACTCATTTTTTAACTTAAAAAATTCGACTACTGAATGGCAATGTTTGCAAAGCGTTTCCAGGTTATCATTATCGCAATCCCATGGTTCTTTTCCACGCAAATAAGACTTATGGTGGATGTGTAGTGTAGTTTCCTTATCCCCGCAAAGAACGCAGGAGAATTTATCCCGGTTGAGTATCTCTAACCGTTTCTTTTGCCACAAAGGATGTTGCAGCTTTTCTGAATAGGTTTGTGTAGCCATAAAATGTTAGGTTATAATGAAATCAAAAAAAAGTAATTCAAAAAGGTATCGGTATTAAAATCTATTGTGCCAGCCAGTTAATTTGCGCCTGGCTTTTCTGCTTTGGAAAAACAAGATCCTTTACAAGACCCTCTGACTTAAAAAATATTGTCCTGTTATGTGAGTTCCGTTGATCCTTTAACCAAACCTCCTTTGCAGCCAGCATATTCTTTACCCGCTTTCGGAGCTCGTTAATTTCAACCTTCAGTTCCTGGTTTTCAAACGCAAGGCGTTCACTTATTTTTTCAAGGTCTTCTGAAATGTGATGTGGATTTTCCATATAATTATTTTTCAGGTGAATGATCAAAATAAATAACCTTGTGCCTGTCTTTCCACTCATCTGCTTTGCCCTTCCATCTATTCTTTATACCGGCAGCTGTTGAGCCAAATACCTTGTCAAAGTGATTTACTGACTCAGATAAACCAACCAATAGAAAAGCAGCTTCTTCCAGTTCCTTTCGCAGCTCTGCCTCTGTTTCTGCTTTAATATGGATTTTAAATTTTTGCATGTTAATCTTTTAAGTTTTCAAGGAAACGCAGTGCATTGACAATTACATTGACGGCATCTTCTTTGATATTTTCATGCTGAACTTTTATTGCTTCAACAGATGATCTTTTATGATATTTTAATTCAATGGAAGATTTGCTCAATTGACCAGCTGCACAACTAACCAGGGCTGATTTTGCAACAATAGTATCCGGCCATCTCGGATTTAGTTTTTTATCCTTTTGTGCTTCCTTTTCGATGGCCTGCCAGATTTCTTGCTTTTCCATTATTATGTTTTAGTCGGTAAAAAGAGTTTTCCAAATTGTTCCATCATTATAAATTTTATCAACTTGCACCTCTCCTCCAATCTCATCTCCTGTCCATTTGTTGGGAAATTGTTTCAGCTCAATAAGTTCACGGATCCTGGCTTCTTCCTGTGGGTTGATAATATCCAAAAAGGGCATTTTCAGTTCAGCTGCTCCATTGTTTACCCGGGCCTGAATGTCAAGGATCATTTCAAGCGCTTCCAAACGAATACTTAATTTAATTGGGCCTACCCGTTGAGGATTGGCAGAAAGATTGCCATCTTTATTTATTTCACCGTTCATCCTATGCCGATTTTGGATCAGTCGTAGCCATTGGTAAATAGGTCGCAGTTCTTTTAATGGTGATAAGTATTTCCACTTTGGCATTTTAATGATGGCATCTAAAGCAGTATCTTTTTTTGCAAGAGGGCAACCAATACATCCTGTCCTTGCATTTATCTCTTCTGCTTCATCACCGCCGTAAGCATCTGCAATAATCTTAGTATCCCATCCACCATATTGCTCGATTGGCGCCCAATGTTTTAACCACTCCCATACATGGCATACACGCCAATGAAGAATTGGGGCAAGCGTGTCTGATATTTCTTCAGGCATCGATGTTTGGTACCAACCCTGTCCACATTCGGCGCCATCTTTACTACAACTCATAGCAATTCTACCATCCCTTATTGCGCTCTCTCCCTGCCTTACACCGGTTAGCATTAATATTTTATTCATTGGATTATCCAACCTTGTGAATACCTCACAACTCCTTCCAATATTTAATCCCCAATAAGCACCATACAAAGCGTCCTGCATAGGTTTTATCTTTATTTGCTGTGTACACCATCGAAGAGTTTTATTATTTGGAGGTGGCACGCCCCGGCCGAGCATGTATACCATAAATCGTTTGTCCATTTCGGCCATTACAATTTCAACATGATATCCCTTTTCCTTTAGTTCATCAATGATTGAGTAAGCTGCTATAGAAAGTGGCGTTAGCTCCAGTCTGGTATCTGCATAAAAAATGCTGATGGTTTTTGGTCTTGGTACCATACCGTTTTCCAGAAGGTAAACATAGATTGTTAGCAATGTAGTTGAATCCTTTCCTCCGCTCCAAGCAATGGCAACATGATCATAATTTTCACAATAAGCTGATATGCTCTGAATCGTTAATTCAATTGATTCATTCATTTGTAATCGCTTACTGGAAAACATATTTATCTGCTCAACTTTCATTATGCGGGTATTTTTACAATTTGATAACAACGCTTCTCTAATAGCACCTCACAACTACGCCAGGCAGATAAATACTGCTCAAAGGATTCTGCATCTTTATCTTCTTCAGCCTGCTCGTCATACACATACCAAATATTATATCTTTCCTCCGTGCTCTTTGTAGCATTATCCGGTATGGCATCAATTTTTTCAAACGAATGAAACGTGAAGGTGTGGAAGGGAGCAATAATTTTTTCAGCATCGAGCCATGTTACCTCGCAGTAAAATGAAAACTGCTTACCGTTAGATATTTTTACAAAGTCTCCCAACTGTAATTCAATACCTTTTCTGTCGAATAATTTTAATATAAACACTATGCTACTTTTAAAAGATGAATTAATCTTTCTGCCATTGCCTCTGCCCACGCTTTGGGTACCAACGGATGCACTGAATTACCAATAAACTTTTTGTGATCACTCTGATTTCCTACCATCTGGTAGTTATCCGGAAAGCCTTGTATTTTCAATAATTCTGGTACCCGCAGCATCCGCATCTTAATATCCACTAACCCAAACACACACATAAACTGTTTGATCTTCAGCATGATTTCCGTATCGCAATCAAATGCAGCAATTTCCACTTTACCACCTTCCACCTGCACCAGGTATAGCGGTGCTTTATCTTGCCTGGCAATGATCACCGGGCAAGGCCTGTCTGTAGATGTACTGTGCCCACCATGCGAAGGATTAACGATGTAGTGATGGTGCCTGTCTGCTGTAATGGTCGGACATGGGTTTTCAACAGACTTTGGCGTATTTGAAAAGTTA